GATAAATGTCAGAGGGAAACATTCCTCTGTTCGCGAAGACCAATTCGACCGGTGAAAAATCGTGTTGTACCGGGATGCTTGGCTTCAAAAGTTGATATTCCATAGAAAATCAACCTCCTTTCACATTTACCACTATCCAGAAAGCCTCTTTTTCATTCACTATCTCCTTAGTAATAATTATAGGCACGATAAGGGCGTTGCTTAATGCAAGGCATAATCCTAACCTATTCAACTTCTTTTGGAGTTCCTCGTTCAATTAAAGCGACATTACAAGATTGGCCTCTGCTGTGATCGTTGCATGGAGCAATTCTCCAAAGATCTCCATTATCAAAAGCAACTTCTCTTTTTGTTCGATGAACTACTTCTATCCTAATGGAGCGATACTCTTCAATTAATTTTTCTAATCGCTATAGTCCAATATCTTCGCTTGTATAATACCATATGATTCCCTTCACTGAACCCTCTCCTTATATAATACCAAAAATTTTTCTCGTCCGCAATCAATTGGACTGCACTTATATCCGGTTATCTTCTTGCGATCGAGGATATAAGAGATATTTACATAGTTCTTATATTTCATTTGAATCTTTTTTAGATTATTTACTAAATGGCAATATTCATCATCACCAACATTTTGAAACTATCTATCAAAAGCGACGATAATTTCTTGCGCCCCGGCATCAATAAGAAGTTGCGTCTGATAGGAAGATAAGCTACTGCCGCAACAAGCGACAGAAATATCATTTTCAAATCCAAAATATGTTTGATACAACAAACAACTTTTTTCCGTGTTATTCCATTGTTTCCAACGGCACTGACTATATCTTCCAGTTTTTAAAACTGCTACTATTTCGGAGTATGTGCTAATAATACTCCTACTCCCTTTATCGGGATAGTCGATACAGGTTTATCTGTTTTTCCACATCTATTTAGCCCCTATAGAACGATTATTTCTTAATGGATAAGAATAACCTTCTAATTTATATGCCTAAGTTTTTCCATTAATAATATCAGATATTGTTGAAGAAGAACAGTTAAACATTTCTCCAAGTTCTTTTAATGTTTTATCATTTTTTAATATTTCTTCGTGAATTTTTTTACACTCTTCCGGAGAAAATTTTAATCCTTTTGTCCCTTTTGTTTTATTTGAACGAATTGGATATTGTATATTTGGCTGTGGGCGCCTTTTTCCAGTATTTATATTATAAATATGAGTTAACGAAAATCCTGTTTTCTTTGAAATATCATTAAATGAATAACTTTCATCTTTTAACATTTCAATTACCTAATTCACTTCATCATCTGTATATATTGGTTTTACTGGGCTAGTGCCACCAGTAGATTGATTATAACCATCAAAATATGTATTATAATATTTTATCCAATAAATTTCTCGTTCATTTATTTTATCATCTGGAATATTTTCTTCTAAAACAATTAACTAATATTCTTCTTCGCCATATTTACGAATTCCTCTACTAAGAGGATATTCATACTCTGGATTATTAATATTAAATGGATCATAATAAATATGTTGTTTATGTCTATATTCTAAATTATTTGTCTAACCAACATAAACAATCTTATCTATACTTTTCTTTTTATAAGCATAAATAACGTTCATACAATCAACTCCTTTTCTCACTGATATATGAAAAATGAAGTTAGATGTTTAAACAGATTTTCCCACGGGATTACCATGAATTTATAAAATTTTTAGGCTTCCCCGTTAGCCTGCGCCTTTCCAAAAATTGACGGGAATTTTTCCCTTCGCGCAGACCCCCAGTAGCAACTGGGAAAAGTAGACTAGGGCGAATAGTTCACCCTCAAAAACAATCGCTTTACGCATCTTTGGAATAATACAACGACTATTATTGAAATTATAAAGATTTAATCCAAGGGGATGATTATACATTTGCCCATTGACTTTTATGGGACGATACTTGCCATATTTTTCTGCATCTTCCGCAACTACTGTGCGTCCGCGCAGACCGATAAATCTGCCATTCTTATCAAAATGTGGAATAGTGATTTGTGCATCTCCTGGATAGAAGCCAATCTCGGCATGCTCAATCGCCTATTGAGAAATGCCTTCATCAAGCCAAGGTTTTATCTTTACATTATAATTAAATCGAGTTAGAATTGTATCATCATATTCTTCGAGAACGACATGAGGAGCTGCAGTTTGTATATCCTAAATACGTGAATAGTTTGCTAAAATTTTCCAATCCTCAAGTCCTTCTTCTTCTGGGCTATCTTCTTCTCTGCCAGATAAACCGAATCTTCTTGCCACCCATCTGACCGCATCATTTAAATCGTATACGACATTATGCTGGAGATTCATTACTTTTATACAGAGTTGGAAAATGTCGAAGACTGGATCTTCACACCCTGTATAACATCTAAATAGCCCAGTGTTCTCGTAATAATATAATTTGCGTGATGCTTCATCTGTTAGCAAGTTATGACAAATAGTACGGGCGATGAGGCCAGTTGGACAATGTTCTGGCTCACCGCCCCACTCTTCTAGAAGGTCAAAAATATCGTCGATTGATAAACTGTCTCTTATTTCTTGTTTATCAAAGACTAACATTAGATAGTGGTCACCTTCACGCACTTATAAAGTAGACGACATTCGTCATTAACATATTTCACAAGAAAGTCCTGCGGACGCATATTCTTGTCCTGGCCCTTACGCTCTTTTAGGAGCATATCAGCCATCTTCTGCGGCATCTGATACTCTACGGACCCGACTCTACCAGTTTCAGAGCCGAGCTTCATAATACTTGTTCCAAACTTTTCACTTTTTCTAAGCATAATTTTTCTCCTTAATCTTCATCTTCATCATCTGGAAATGCGCTTGCTATATGTATTCTTGTATCATCAATCGGGATAAGTTCATAATCCCATCCCGTTGCGAACATTGGTTTAATGCGGCAGGTGCCTAAATCTGCTTTACACCAAAGGTAGATTCCTTTATATCTTCCTCGGCGGTTTTTATAAATTGAAATCTTAATCGTTGGAACTTCAAACGTTCCAGTAGCGAGTATCTTTTCCAAACCTTTCTTATCATCATCTTTTACAAGAAGCATAATCGCGCCGAAGTCAATCTTATCGGCGATGCTCTTTGCGCCACGAAGTAAGTTTTGGTCTGGAGTCTCGCTAGTTTGATAATCAGCATTTAGCTGAGTCGCTGACATAATAAATACGCCATATTCATTACATATATCTTTAATCTTGTTAGAAAGCATGAATAAGATGTTGTCTTCACGCAACTTAACGCCACCGCTACGACGAGTAATTTCTTCAAGAATCTTCATTGAAGTATGAATATAGTCGTGGAAAATATATTTAACATCGTGATCACGAATATTACGCTTGATTTTGTTCTCAACATCTTGAAGCGAAAAATCGGGAAGATGTTCTACGTACAATGGAGAATCTTTAAGAATTCTTCCAGCTTCCATCACGCGCTCTTCTTCATCGCCTTCATACTTACCATCAATGATATGTTCTTCATTCACATTGGATAAGAATGCAAGCATCATTGTTTGAATTTCTGTTAAATCTTGCTCGGTTGCAATATATAAAGTTGGCTGCGCTGGTCCCGTTTTAATCCAACCGAAGATTTCATCATACATCTTATTACATCCGATATAACAAGCATCCGCCACCATTGAACGAGATTTTCCGACACCAGTAGCGGCCGAGCGCAGATAGAATTTCTTCAATCGTGCGCCACGGGTTACTGTATTTATAAGCGGACCATATAAAGATACTCCTGCTTCTGGGTTATCTTTGAACCCTTGAATTAGTTCAAAAATTCCTTCGCCAGCCTGTTGCGCTTCGTCAATTACTTCATCAACGAATCGAAGACGAATATCCTCTATCTTTTTATCAACTAAATCCGCTATTTGAACCAGACTCATATTATCTAATTTATCTTCTTGAGCTTGTCTTTTCTTAGTATCAAGAATGTCGTCTGGATCATATATATCAGTAACATCTACTCCATAAGCGTTATATGCTCTTAATAAAGTAAACTTTTTTAATCTATCGTAGTAATAATCAAAAGCATTTGGTGTGCAATTCTCTGCGACTTTGAGCAACCATTCCTCGCCTTTTTGCTGTTTGAATACCGCTTCACTTTTAGGTCTCGCCGCCAGAAAGTCTGCAATCGCATTTAGTGTTATCTTCTGAACGCCAAGTTCATGAAGCTTATAAATTGCGCCAAAGGCTATTTTATGAAATTGGTCTGGAAAATCTTCGTCATTTACTGTATATTTATCTGTAAAGTCCAAAAGCTGTGGATTATTAAAAACATTACCAATTACCTACATGATTGCGGTTGTATCAATATATTTACTTGCCACAGTCTTTGACCTCCTCTTCATCTAGGAACATAAAGATTCTCTTCTTCTTCGGTTCTCGTTTTGGCGGTTTGATAGTTATTTCTTTTACTTTTGGGGTATATGCTTGAATATCTTTATCCGCATTCTTTTGGCTCAATAACCATTGATTGTAGTAATATCTTTTTGCTTCATCGTATACCCAAGGAACAATGCCAATTCCACCATTCGCTTTTTCAATAGAATTGCCTTTTACTTCATAAAAATATTGTAAAGTTCTTTTAATACCTGAATATGTATACTCCGGATGGTCTTGCATATACTTCTTAATTTGAAGAGTTATGCGACCGTCCATATGCTCTAAATTGAATAACTTAATAATATATGCTTCTAAATCTAAATAATCTTTTTCTTTCTATGCGTCTTCTTCAGATAGCTATCCAGCACAGGACGCATGAGCATAGCGTCTTGAGCTGGTCAGGACTGCCGGAAATTTATCGCGGTCAAAACGTTTATTACAGATGGAGCAAGTTACATAATGGGCCAACAATAAATCCCCCTTTCATCATTCTATATAAATATTATACCATATATTTATATAAAAGTCAAGCCCCGCAGAAAACCGCGGGGCTGATATATTACTTATTAAGCTCTCTCAAATCATACAAAATAAGATCGAGCTGTGGAGCATTTGCTTCGGTGCAATCTCCAACTTTCTTCCCCTTGCCAAGATGCTTATCAACAATAGCAGTAATCTTAGCCGGCATATTAGGACTCTTCTGGAGCAGAGTGCCACAGAGACTCTGGAACTCGTCCATCATACCCTTGAAATCGTAAGATTCTTCTTCAGCGTAAACTTTTGCAGCCTGACTTTCATCAGTTACACGATTTGCGCCCTGTGAAGCCTCTTTTTCAACAGCATCGGCAATTGCATTTACAAGAGCATCGTATGTAAACTCAATTGAATCTGGAGTATAGCGGAATCGAGAACCTGCTTCATAGCGAGGAGTTCCACGCATGAAAAGACGAGTCTGCTGACCTTCTTCAGTGTTTACAACACGAACATAACCAATAATGTCACAAGTGCGTTCGCAAACAAGAGCAGCACGACTATCCATAGTGGGAATGATTTTATTATATTCTTGGCCAGCTTCATCCTTAAAAACCTTGTCTTTATCATGAGAAATAATGACAAGACCATAATTTAACTGGAGAATTTTACGAAGTTGTTCATCAAATTCTTGCATGGCAAGAGTATAACCCTTGCCATAGGGAATATCGCCAATAGTTTCATAGACCTTATCTGCGGTAGATTCTCTAGAACAGATATATTTGACACACATATCATATGCGATATCGCCAGTATCAATGATGATAGTCTGGAATTTCTCAGCAACAGCAGGTTGCTTTAACTGGTTAATAACCTTTTTAAAATCGCCCCATGAAAGAATCTGCTGAGCATAAACACCGGGAAGAGTATTATATCCTCTTTCAAAGGCGCATAAGAGGGCGCCTGGGAAATGACTTGCGATAGTTGTTTTTCCTGTTTTATATGTTCCATAAAACATTACAGAATAACCGCGCAGGTCACGAGAAACCTAATGTGGTTTAAGGTCAAGTAGGGAAATTTCTGCCATAATTATGTCTCCTTATTTTTTAATACTGTTAATTCTTCTCTTTTTATAAATTCTTATATGTTGTTATATCAACAGAGACTTCCGGGGTTCAACTTCTTAGAAGTTGAACCCACCTGTGGCAGGAGCCGCCGCGGGAGCAGCAGCCTTACTTGCCTTATACTCATCCTAACGCTGCTTAATGCCAGCGAGATATACTTCACGATTTGCCATAGCCTCGGTGAGTTCCTTAGCTGTGATAGTCTCTTCGCTATCCCACTCATAAGGCTCAGTATTACTACCAGTGATAACCCAGTCACGACGAGTACTGGTGCTTGTCTGAACGTTAGCTTCGCCCCAACCAGACTCCTCAATTTTCTCGTTGGTCACGGTCTTAGAAACCTGACGGCCCCAAACCTTGGTAAATACAGGAGTCTTAGGAGAAGCATCAAGTCCCTCAAAATAATCCATACCACGAGCATTGGTTACAGAGAACTCAACAGGAAGAACTGCTTTGCGGAAGTCAAAAACGCAGCCGCGAACAAGAGCCTTCTCTTTAGTTCCCTTAAGATCGTCAGCATCAACATGAGTTACGCTGGTAATCAGCATATCAGCAGTAAAAGTATTACGAGCTTTTTCGTCTTCGTTCAGAGTAGCGACAGTATGAACAAATCCACCCTCATTACGCTTTGCACTTACAAGCTCTTCCTTACCATTTCTATCGGAATAGAACTCATTAAGACCGATAGCAGAATCGATGCGAACCTTGCCCGCATTCTCTGCGCCATTAGCCATAACGGTCCCAATCTTACCATCAATAATGTCCTTGAGGACGCCAAAGGTAGCATTTGCATTACCCTTGGAAGTAGTTGCGGTCACATAAGTAAAATGCACTGGAACGATATTTGTGCAGTCATTATCAGTTGCAATGTTCAAATTACCCATAATGAACTCGGTGCCGGGATTCTTAGAATTCTCGCCGGAAACGCGAAGCTCAAGAGTAGATTCGTAAACTAAGCCCTCGACATGTGTGCTATTTATCATAGTTTTCATAATTATTATTCTCCTTAATTATTTTTTATACTTATATTATATAATAAAAATTTACTTGTTTCAACCATTAAATCTTCTATCTTTAAAGTTTCTATAGCTAAATAAGGTATTCTAATAATAGGAATTTGATGCAAAAAACAATATTGGTTTTTGTATCTATCGTGATTAAGGACTTTATTATATAATAATTTTGCATCTTGATCGCTTATATTTTTTCCATATTTCACTGGAAAAAAATGATGCTATCCATCAATCTCAATAATATATTTATTATCTACAAAAAAATCAAATTTTGCATGAGCGAAAGAATCTGGGAATAAACAATCTTCAAATGTTTTTTCTCTTATAAAACATAAATTATTTTCCTAAAGCATTTGAGCAACTTTATATTCTCCTTTAGATTTTTCTCCGCAAACAGCACATAAATGACCTTTTTTAGTTAAATTATATTTAATTACTTCCTACTGATTACCGCAATCTATACACTGACAAATCCAATATACAGAACCATCAGAACCACGTTTTGATGATGGGCGTATTGCCTAAAGCTATCCAAAAATCTATCCAGAAATATTCTTCATAGTTGTCATATTATTATATTTACATGTTGGACACATTGTCTATTTTTCTTTTCTGAAATCTATCGCATCTAAAATATGCCACTATCCACAATCGCATAGGGTTAAAAATGATAGTCCACCATTTTGTTTATGCTTTTTTCGTAGTGGAGCAATATATTTTAATTTGCCTTGTAATTGATGAAAAAATTTTTCTGGGATTTTTGCTTGCGGCGCAGGCGAAATAACCGTTTTATAATGAGTATTAGATGAAACTTTATTATTATTTATTAAAATCAAATCATAAAATTTTTGCTTATCTTCTTCATTTTTATTAAAATAGTCTTGTATAGAAACCTCTGTAACATTGATCATATTTATCAATCCTCCATTCTATTAAATATAAAAATTATTTTTATAGTATGAAAGGATTTTGACCAATTTTTTACTCAATTTGTGCATTAATTCCTTTTTCGGTAATGCAATATATTGTAGGGTCTTGACCAACTTTCTCCACATATCCGTCAGTTACCAGCTTGCGGATGGCGCCAGATACTGTGCGAGAAGAAATAAACATTTCATCCGCGATATCTTTTGACTTCCATGTGCGAGTAGCTGCATTCATCTGGAGGAAAGTTAGAATTTTTTTACCGTTCTCGGTAAACTGCGGCTTATCTCCGCCGCTGGAGCCGCCCTTAAATTTTTCCCAATATTCAGTTAAATTTTCGGGCATAGGGTTCTTGCTAAAATTGCTTTCAACATAACTAATAAAATCTTGTTTCAATGACATAACTTATATAACCTCTTTTTCATTTCTTTATATATATATTATATCATTTATTTTTTAGAAATTCAACTTTTTTAGCTATCTCAGGTCTTGCCTCTTCCATTAGCTCCTTCCAATCGTCCTCGTATGAATATGTCACATCACTACCATGAGCGATTCTATTAACATAACCATCGAGCATATCGAAATCTCGTTCATAACAATGAAAGCTATTAGCCCTATGTGTATATGTTCCCATTTCAACACCGAGTTCATCAGCAATTCTCTTCTGGAGCATAATTAACGCAAAAGCATTCATAAAAGCGGCTTTACAAGCATCATTAGAGCGAAATAGAACTTTCATATAAAGTTTATTATCTCTAATGAAAAATTGGGCGTGCTGCCAACAGGCAGGATCGTCACTATACATATCCTCACCGTTATTACGAATGTCAATTACGGCACGACGAGAGTATGGATTGCGCTTCAATTCATCAATAATAAATTGAATTTGATTTACACATTCTTCGCCAACGCAATATTTTACCATTCTATCGTGATAAGTATATACCCAATTACCTTTATCAATTTCAAAATCAAGAATACCATCAAGCATTTCTTGACGATATTGTTCCAAGCTATCTGGATCACAGAAAGATAGTTTGCTAATCATTGGTTCTTTTAATGGATTTCCAACGACCATAGTGACAGATATTTCCTTTTGATTTGTATTCCAATCCGGACAAGGAACAATAGGGGCTTGCTGTAACACTTCAAGTGCGCTATGATATGCTATCGGCAAAGTATCACCGTAGCATAAAACTTCTTCCATATATAAAAATTCGTTCATATTCTTTTGCTATCTCAATTCGTTCAAAAAAGCAGAATCAGACCAAGTATATGGTTGATATCCTTTAAGGCGCATAAGAGCAATATACCGTCCGATAATTCTACCATCTTTTGGATCATACTTGTCAAGAAATTTTTTCCACTCTTCTTCAATATATGGGTAATTCATATCTTGTAGAAATGGAAAAAAAGTAGTAGTATCTCTTGGATCAATCATATCCCAAATTTCTCGTTTGGTATATTTAGTATATAATTCGCCACTTCTTTGATAATAATAAGTTTCATTCATTTTATACTATATCCAAAATCTTTTGCGTGAAAATAATCTTGCCAATAATCTTCTCTCTCATTGAGAGCATCTCTACTGCATTCTTCAACAATCTCAAAAGTAAAATTTTCAACTCCAAGAGAATACATAGCTGGGTAAAGTTTATTCTGGGTCCAGTCTTCTGCGCCAACACCGCGTTTACAATGCTGTTTCCAGCGATCTGCAATGTTTGCGGCTTGGCCTACATAACACATTCCGTTATTAATGTTAGTAATTTTATAAATACCAGTATGAACACCAGTTCCGACCACTCTGCCAATCATGTCTGTTAATGGTCGTTCATAATAAACTTTATAAATAACTTTATTCAATGGAGTTTTGTCGCGCAAATATGGAAGCACTTCGCGCAAGCGTTTTATCTCTGTAACATCTTCATCGGATAGACATACACGATAATAGTCTTGCTATGTTTCCATGGCGAGTTTGCGCTAAGCCGCTTCAAGAGCGACCTATACATCTTTTTGTAAGGCAATAATTCGTCCATTCCAATATGAAAATTCTTTTTCTTTTTCTTCAATAGCTTCTTCAAACTCTTGGACGGCCTCTTCAGTGACTTGAAGGTAAAGATTTTTCGCTTCTTCGCGATGTTGAAATAAGTCATCACTAATTCGGTCAATTTCTTTTTCATATGAATTTTCGGCAATATTTAAAGCCTAACTATATAAGTCTTCAGCGGCTTTTTGCTATGTTTCGCGCAAATCTTCAAGAGCCTTTTTGATTTCTTCTCTTTTGGCTCCCATTTCATGATATTCTTGAGTTGTTTTATCTAATAATTCTTTGCGATGTTGTTGAACATCAAGCAAATTACTATTTTGAATTTCAAGCTATTGATTTGCCTATTCTATAGCAATATTTTTTTGAGCAGTAATTTTTAATTTCGGCCTAAGTAGTAAATAGATCCCAAGACTTCCTACAAGTAGGCCGATAAGTACATATAGGATAATCATTATAAAAAATGCGGAGTGGGCGATTAACCCACCCCGCATAATTTATGCTTTAATTACTCAGCATCGGCATCGGGATCGAATGCCATACCTGCATCGGTAAGAGAAAGGAACTTAACAGCCTTGTGGGTGCCATCGTCAAGCTCAATCTCAGCAGGGGTACGGATACCGAGACCCTTGCGCTGGATAGCAGAGGTAAAAATACCATCAACAGAGCGCTTTTCAAGACCGAGAGCGTCGGCAACATCAGCAGCGGTAACGTCCTGACCGTTAATAGTCTTCAAATACTCAAGAACCTTCTTAGAATTTTCCTTCATAGCCATAATAAATTTCTCCTTGTTAAAAAATATTTTTTTATTTCTCGGTAATTTCTTTACCTTATGTAAAAATTATATCAAAAAATTTTTTTAAAATCAAGATTGGTTCTGCATTTGTTCTTGAACTAATTCGTCGATACGCATCATATCTTCCGGATCTAAATGGCCGGAAATTTCAATAATTCGGTTCTTTGCCTTATTCACGGCTTTTTCATCTTCATTCGTATCGATAATTTGCTCTAAAGTGACGATTTCTTTAGCCAGCTTTTTGAGTTCTTTTAGTTTCATTACAAAATTTTCATCCTTAATTTTTACAATTTTATTGTACGAAAAATTTTTAGAAAAATCAATCAAATTTTCTCCAAAAACTCGTCTTCTGATAGGATTGGAATTCCCATCTTTTTTGCTGCGACATTCTTAGATGAAGTTGAATTTACATCATTATTAATTAAATAATTAACATTTTTAGAAATAGTAGATACAACTTTGCCGCCATTTTTCTCGATGCATTCTTGCAATTCAGCTCTGTTCTTGAAATGCTTTACAGTTCCTGTAATTACAAATTTCATATCTTTTAAAGGTAATTTTGCATCATTTGTTGTTATTTCGGACATTTGCACGTCAAGAATTCCATATAATTGATCTGCTTCCGTATAATCAAAATTTAATAAAGCTTGAGATTTACTTTCTCCAAAGCCTGGAAGTTGAGAAAAATCGTAATTTTCTTTAATTGCTTCATATAAGCAGTCATAACAGCCAAAATGTCCTGCTAAATCTTTAGCTACATTCCTTCCGATAAGAGGAATGCCAAGAGAGGAGATAAACGATTCAAAACTACATTCTTTACTTGCCTCAATAGCATCAAGAATATTTTGAACAGATTTCTCTCCAAAGCCTGGTTTTCCAGACCAATCTTTTTGATGCTCTCCCAGGTAAAAAATATCCACTGGGCTATTTACCCAGCCCCAATCGACTAATTTTTCTAATGTAGCCTTAGATAATCCTTTAATATCTAATCCCTTTTTTCCGCAGAAATGATCTAGGCGATTAATAAGCTTACCATCGCAATCATCATTACTACACTCTAAAAAGACCGAATCATTATTTTGTTTTTTTCTTAACGGACTGCCGCAAATTGGGCAATGCGTTAAAATAGGAATTATCTTATTTTCTTCTGGAACAGTATCTAAATCTGCCCATCCAATTTGTGGAATAATCATATTTGCTTTAAAAACGCCAATAAGTTGACCGTTCCATGGAGTTTTACCTAGAGTTTCTTCAAGAATACTTAAATTATGAAGACTAGCTCGTTCAACTTCTGTACCATCAATATCTACAGGATCAAATAATGCTACTGGAGTAAGAACTCCAGTTCTACCCATTGTCCATGCGATACTGCGTAAAGTAGTTGAATAAACTTCATCATAGAATTTATAGGCAATAGCGTTTTTAAGATGGTGGGCAGTTTCTCCAAGAGTTTTGCCAAAAGAGACACTATCAAACTTAAAAACAACTCCATCTATTGGAATATTTTGGCTTAAAGTTTTAATAGTTTCGACTACATCATCAGTAATCATCGCAGTTTTTAAGCATGGGACTGTAAAGAAACCTAGTTTCTCTATTTTAGCCAAACGCTCTTGTAGAGAATCAATTTCTTCAAATCCTTCAATTACTTCCCAAACTACGAAGGTTAATTTTCTTTTGGCGCACTCGCTTGCGTCTAATAGACGAATACTACCCGCTGCAAAATTACGAGGATTCTTATATTCTTCTTCAAATTCTTTGAAATCACTATGCAAGCATACAATTTCTCCATCAAGAATTAAATCATCCTGATATTGAATTTTATGAGGAATAGTCGGAATTGTGAGAGCATTGTGGAGAACATCTTCTCCGATCACGCCATTGCCACGAGTTTCCGCAGATACTAGACGTCCATTAGTATATTTAATAGAGCATGTCAATCCATCGCATTTTGCCATAGCTAACATTTGCTTACCATTGGCGAACTTCGTCACGTCATCAAGACTCTTGGTTTTATCAAGAGAAAGCATTGCATGATTATGTTCAACTTTTGTTAAGTCATTAACTACTTGATAATTAACAGCTCTAGTTGGAGAATCTGGATAATATGCCCCTAAAGCAGTTTCAAGTTCTAAGAGTTGGAAGTACAAATCATCCCACTCTTTATCGCTTACTTCGGGGGTTCCTTCATCATATTTTTTTGTAAGATAATTTAATTTATCAACTAATTGTCTCATTACTTCTGTTTGTTCCATATATTTACCTTACCTTACATTTCTTATTATATAAAAAATTTTTTAATTATTCAACCCTTGATGCATCGTAAAGCACTCTTTTATACACATCAAGTTTACCATAAAAAGCGAGTTTTCCTAGAATAGTAGAAATTTTTACGATTTCTTCCATTGTAATTGGAAAAGCATCGCAAATATAAATCAGATTTTCAAAATCTTCTTTATAATAATTGACATCTTCAAATGTCAGATTCCGTTTCTTTGGTAGATTCGCCATTATTTTCCTCCTCTGGTGGGGGTGGTGGTACTAATTCATGTACCAAATCTGCTAAAACATCAAACTTATTAGTTTTTTTGTTATGAAAATTTTTATAGATTCTGGAGACTTCTTCTCCGGTTTGGTTATTGGTGGCAACAATTTTGCCACCAATAAAACCTTTACCAGTCTGTTCATCAAAGAATGTAAAATCTCCAAGAGTCATTAAGGGAAATCTCATACTTTACTTACTCCTGTAATTCGTGTATTTCCTTTGATTACAATATTTCCAACAGTAGTCTTAGATTCTGTTTCCATAAGCTCTTCAGCTTTGATACAGAGAGAAGACTTATCACCGCAGACGAGGATTAAATCTCCATCTGTTACCAGGCATGCGGCAGCTGCGTCTGCGTTTTTCGCGTACACAACTCCACGTCCATTTCTTGTTTGAGGAGTAAAACTCTTCAAAGAAATTCGTCTACCAAGACCGCTATTTGAGAAAATTGCAATATCATCATCAGGATTGCGGATTGGAAGAGCTGTGATAACTTCATCGCCCTCGCGCAAGTTAATTCCCTTATAACCCATAGAAACACGTCCAGTAGCGGGGAATTCTGTTCCTTTACAACGAATAGCATATCCATCTTTAGACAGAATAATAATTTGCTCGTCATTTGCAAGGAATACCGTGGCAATACTGTCACCTTCGTGAAGATTCAGTGCCTTTGTTCCAGTTTTCTTTTTAATACCGATATATTCATCAAGAGAACTTCTCTTGACATATCCTTGCTTGGTTACAAATATAATGAATTTTGCATCTGTATCGCGGTAAATTGAATAGATAACTGTCGGATTTTCGCCAGGCTCCATAGACACGAGCGCACGAACAGGCATACCTTTTGAGGTGTTCGTTCCTTCTGGAATATCATCAACAATCAGACGATACATATTACCCTTGTCGGTAAAAATCATCAGACTATCGACTGTGTTTGTTCGGATGACTACTGAAGTAATCTCATCCTGAGTCTTGACACCCTTACCCGCGCGTCTTTGAGCTCTGAACGCAGTCGCCGCAATTCTTTTAATTGATCCGGCCTCGGTAAGGAGTACAACACACTTTTCCGGGGGTATTGCAGCAATTTTTTTCTCTTCGTCGCCCTTCGGCTCGACAACTTGAATCAACTCCGTTCTACGAGCATCGCCGTATTTGCTAACAATTGCTCTCAAACGAACTTTAAGTTCATCAAGAGGATTTGCGAGAACGGCATTAAAATGTTTAATTTCTGCTTTAAGACCTTCAATTTCCTCATTTAGCTCAACTTTTTCAAGGTTAGCCAATTTACCGAGCTTCATATCAGTGATTGCTTGCGCCTGGGGTTCAGTAAACTTATACTTGGCACAAAGCTGCACACGAGCATCGGCCGCAGATTTTGAAGCCTTAATAAGAGCAATAATGTTGTCAATATCTTCAAGAGCTTTAAGCAAACCTTCATCAATTTCAAGTTTTGCTTCAGTTTTCTTTAAATCATATTCGGTTTCTCTACGAATACACTCATTATTATGCTCTATATAAATCTTACAGCAGTCTTTTAAGTTTAACTCTGTTGGAGTTTTACCGACAAGACCAACCATATTATATGAAAACGAGGTCTGCAAATCTGTATTTTTAAACAGTTGCATAATCGTTTTATTCAAATTAGCATCTTTTTCGCATTCAAGAACCAATCTAAAACCTTTTTTACGGTTACTTTCATTGCGAATGTGTTTGATTCCTTCTACATCGCCATCATCGCAAGCCTTACCAATCTGTTCCATAAGTGCTTCTGTGGCAACGCCATATGGAATTTCATAAAAGATGATATTATTTCCTTCAATATTATATTTACCTCGGAGTTTTACACTACCATGGCCAGTTCTCATAATAGAAGGAACATCATCTTTATTAGTAATCAAACCGCCCGTTGGAAAGTCGGGGCCAGGAATCATTGGCTCTTTTCCGTCCATATAATCAAAGATTGCTTGCGCAACTTCGTTTAGATTATGTGGAGCCCAGTTACAGGCCATTGCGACACCGATACCAGTGTTTGGATTACAAAGAAGATTTGGGAAGTAAGATGGAAGAGTGACAGGTTCAGTTTCTGTTTCTGAATAATTAGGAATTGTATTAACTACATTCTTTTTCATTCCTACCAACATACCATCTTCAGTAATTTTTGCCAAACGAGCCTCTGAATAACGTTGATGTGCCGGAGGATCACCGTCTCTGTTACCATTATTACCGTGAAAATCAATTAATGGATAACGCATAGTCCAATCCTCTGATAATCTTACTAATGCGCCATAAATTGAACTATCGCCATGTGGATGAAATCTACCCATTGTATCACCGACTATTGCGGCACACTTAACATGAGGCTTTGAAGAAGTACATCCAGTAGTGTAAGCGTCATAGAGGATGCGTTTTGCTACTGGTTTTAATCCTGTTCTTGCGTCGGGAATTGAGCGATCTGTATTAACAGCAACCGCATACTCTATGAAATTTGTACCAAGTTCATTTACAAGGTCAGTTAGAATTTCGTTTGCCATCAGCTTTCTCCTTCCGCATTACAAAATTCCATATATTTAATATCATCTTCTGTTGGAGCATTAATTGCTAATAACTGTCCTGTGCTAAGATACTCTGCGACAGGATAATCTGTACATTGCTTAGACATTTTCCCCAAACAATTTCCATTTTTATTATGAGAGCATTGTAATATAAGACAATTATTCTGCATTATAAGTTGCCTCCTCACTATGTTCTTTAATATAGACTTTTCGAGGAGTAACCGCAGTTCCCATCAAATCATCAAATAATTTTTTAGCAGCATCAGCATCACTAATTGTAACCTGCTTAATAATTCTTTGTCCTGGGTCGGTAAGAGTTTCTTCCGTTTCTTCAACATCCATCTCACCAAGACCCTTCATACGATTGACCTTATATGCCTTACCAGTATTTGCTTTCTGATATGCCTTCAAATCATCGTCATTTTTGAGATATTTATATCCCTTACTTGTAGTGATTTTATAAAGAGGTGGAACACCAGCATATACAAAACCATCTTCAATTAGCTGTGGACAGAAATTCCACACAAATGTATAGAAAAGATTCTTAATATGAGCGCCATCGCGTGTTTTTATTCTTATGTTTCCATAAGCACTGACTAACTTTTACCTGCGGCCGCAGGTAAATTATGACCGCAAGGAGACCATTTCGAAGTGCGTATCAATAGCACCTCTACTCCTCCGCCCAGAAGGCAAAGAGGATAGTCGATACAGGTTCAAATATTTATCCATTTTTTCTCTTTTTTCTTATAGATAGGAAGTTCAGAGTAATATCTACCCCAAAGAATTTGTTGAAAAGATTGAAAAGATATTCTATCTTTATAATCTTCATATATTTTTTTAGCACTTTCATTGACATATCTTTTTCTAATATTTATTACTTCATCATCAGTAAATTTTGCGGAAGCACCATTACTTCCATTACTATTTTGATAAATATAATAATTTTTATTTTCTTCGGTAAAAACTTCTGGCATAATATGACTCCAAGACCGTCCTTGCCAAAGATTTTGAAAGTAACTAAAAGTAATTTTATCTTTGAACTACTCATATACATCTTTTTGTTTTTTATGTTTAGCATAGGATTGACGAATGATTTTTACATCATCTTCTGTAATCTTTTTATTTGGATTATTTTCACCAACTAAATTACTTATTCCTCCATCAAAAACATTACCGGCTTTTGTTGCTTCTAATTTATCAGTCCAATATCTTTCGCGTGCTGGTAATTCCTCAACAGAACATTCTTCTAAAATTTCATAAGTAAAAGATTCAATACCTTTTTTCTTTATTTCATCATCAAAAGGAATACGAGATTGTTCATAAGTTTTCTATTGATGTTCTTTAAATCTTCTTTTTATATTATTACTATACCCAACATAAAAATTGTTAGGATTATCAATTTCAGTGATTTTATAAATTCCTATCATTTTTATTCTCCTTCATTATATATTTGAAAGAGAATGGATAAATATTTGTTTCCCACGGGATTCCCATGCCTTACGGTTTAGGGTTCCCCGTTAGCAAAATTTTTTCTCTTTCATATTTATATGAGAACCGTATGGGTCACATAAATATGTTTTGTCCGAAAATTTTACCCGCCGGATTAGGCGAAAAGTCTTTCATACGCCGGTTTATTGACGTCGGCATCGCTCATAATAATAATCTTACCATATCTAATTTTATTCTTATCATAGGTAACTTTCATTGTTCTTGGGTCGATTTCCAATCCAAAAGCATCCATCATTGTCATAATTTCAGCATTTTTCTGGATTTTATCAACTCCTGCTTTGTGGGTATTCAAAATTTTACCACGAACAGGAAGTACTGCCTGGAACTCATTATCTCTTGCTTGCTTGAGGTTTCCAGAAGCAGAATCACCCTCTGTAATATAAAGTTCGCATTTCTTTCTATCTTTGCTATAACAATCTGCTAATTTAGAATCAAACTTTAGAGCTTTTTCCTTTTTAGCTTGCTTATCACGAACTGCATCTCTGGCTTTTGCGGCAGCCTCACGAGCCTTCTTTGCCATTTTAGCCTTATCCGCAATTGCTTTGATTTCTTTTTCATTTGAGGCCAGCCAAATACGCATTTCCTCGGCAATCGCCGCAGTATATGGACTCATTTCCAATTTTGTTACACGAGTTTTTACCTGCGCATCGTAGGCCACATTTGGAGCAGTAATATTAAATACAATGTAAAGTCCCTCTTGGATATCTTCGCCGGAGAGGTTATCTTCACCATCTTTAATCCACTTCTTGTCTTTGAAGAACTTGTTAAATTCCCTTGTAAGAAGTGCTTTAATTTGAGTGATATGCGGACCAACAGAAGTAAGACCTGTGTTGACATAAGGCACCATAGTCATTGAATAATTAGATGTATATGTCATAACCATATCAATCTTATTTTTCCCATTCGCAAATTGAAGATTGAAACGATGATCAATCAACTCTTTCCCTTTGACCGCTTCATCAACCAAATCGCTGATACCATTTTTAGAACTATAAGTTGTTTTTGTACCATTATCATTAAGTTCAATGGTTAGACCAGGACAAAGACAAGCGATAGTTTTAAATAAATTTTTTACTTCGTTAATATTTACTTCTGTATGAGTAAAAAATTCTTCGCTTGGTTGCCAAGTTACAAAAGTTCCTGTTTCCTTTGGGTCAGAAGATTCTTCTAAAGATCCTCTTACATCAAAAACGCCTTCTTTGAAAGCAACTCTTTCTGTTTTTCCATCTCTCCACGTTCTTACATGCAGCCAATGGGAAAGGAATGTAGTTATTTTAGAGCCAATACCGAATGAACCAAGAGAAGTTCCTTCATATGTTCCGTCTTCGCGGTATTTACCGGAAGTATTCAGGACACTAAAAGCAGCCTCAAGGATTGTCTTTCCATCATCCCTGAAGCTATTTGGAATAAAACCCTGACCATAATCTCGTACAGATACTATGTCTTTATCAATGGTTACTTCAATTTTATTACCATGACCTAATCTAAACTCGTCAACAGCATTAGAAAAGATTTCAACTAACAGCTAGGTTGAGTAAGTGCAGTCTCCAGCATATACTTGCGGCCGCAGACGTGTGAATTCCAGCGGAGCCAAACTTTCAATACTATCTTCTGTATATAATGTTTTATCTTTTATTTCATTCATTGACATACTACCATTTAAATCCTCCACATTTATTTCGTATTCCTTTACAAACTTTTGAAATAGCACTACTATCACAATTGTTTTCTCTTGCCGCTAATGCCAAAGTATCATAAATCATTAAAATATTATTATCTTCATCTATTTTAGCGACTTTCCTACTTGAAGACTATATTTGTGTAGTTCCGGGCTATCCTTTATAAAGATTACGATGATAAGTAGGAATTAATAATTCATCTTCATCATTAATCCAACAAAACATCTTTCCTGCTGTTGATTTACGTTCTCCTCTACAACAATCAGCAATATGCCTTTCATTATATCCTGTTTGTTCGGCACAATCAACAATACTTCTCCAAATTTGTATTATCTATTGATTATTATCAATTTCTGCCACTCTTTTTGCATTATTTCGTTTAGTTTCACGAACTTTTTGATAAATAAGAGGGTCATTTCTAGGATGTTTAGTATCTAATGTTTGATTATACCCATTTGGCACTAATACATTATTTTTTATCAAATAATCGTGTTCAATTTCACGCAATTTATCCTCTGAAATATCATCCGGTAAATATTCTAAAATAGTATATGAAAAATTTTCTATTCCATACTTGCGGATAGCACAATATAGTGGATACTGACCTTTTGGCTATTCTGGATGATTTACAAAATACATATGCTAAGAATATCTCCGAGAAGGATTTTCAGAACAACTTGAACCAATATATTTTTTCTAATTTATTAAATTTGTAAAACAGTAAATAAAATTCATTATCCTCACTACCTTTCATTAAATAATGAAGATTATTTCAATTGAATTATCCAGTCCTGTCCTGACCTTTCTCATTTATTCTATATATATTATACTATATTTTTTTATGAAAATCAAGGTTTTTCTTTTCCAGTAGCTAGCTGGTCTGCTAGTTCATTCCATTCGTTTCCATTATGGCCTTTGATTTTTCGTAAGTCTATACGATAGCCTTGCATCCATCTTTCAAAATATGGTTTAATTAAATCTAAATTTTCCGGAGTTTGTTTATTTGCTTTAACCCAATTATGATGATACCAATTAAACATCCAGTTTGTTAGAGTATTAACTGCATATGCGCTATCACTATAGACGATAGGGGCTTGTTCCCATTCATCGCTTGTTACGCCGTATTTCATAAAGGCCCATAAAATAGCTTTTAATTCTTCTCTATTATTTGTTGTTTTCTCAGAAAATTCGCTATGACGTTCAAGTTCTGTACCGTATTCATCAACGACAACAACGCCAAAACCGCCGCGTCCTGGATTACCAGAGCAAGCTCCATCTGTATAAATTGTCATAGAAATGGATTCTCCTCTCTTAAAAGTGATATTGTTATATCTTCTGGCAATGCCAGTAGTATATTATCTGGAAATGCTTTTTGTGTGCTATCAAAAATTTGTCGCATTTCATCTAAATCATATTTATCAAAAGGAAACTATAAAATAACTATATCTTTTCCTCTTGTATACTTGGCGCTATCTATCCGCATAATACCTCCATTAGGATTGACACATTAAAAAACTTTTGTTATAATAGAATCAGATTGGAAGATTCTCACTTCAAAACCCAATCTATCTCGGAGGCCCCCATCTGGGTCAACCATTTGTTAGCCTGCGAGAAACAATGACTTCCGATAAAAGGACTATTACCCCTAGTCGCACTTAATGGACTAGGATGACTAGAAAAGAGGCACGCTTTATGTCGTTCATTTATTATATTCTTCCAATTTGTTGTTGCTTTTGGAAAACTTTTGTAGACTATTTCATGCGCGAAATTACCCCACGCGAGGAAAACAATAGGTTGTTCCATCTTTGCGCAAGCATCAAAAACTTCACCAGTGAAAGTGTCCCATCCCCAGCCAGAATGACTATTGGCCTTATGCGCTTCAACTGTTAAAGAAGCATTTAGAAGTAGCACACCTTGTTCGGCCCAGGGAGTTAAATCAGTCGTAGTTGGCATATCGCATCCAATATCACTTACCAATTCTTTAAAAATATTTCGCAAACTCGGCTGAATAGGATTACCATTCGCAATAGAGAAGGCTAATCCATTCGCTTGACCTGGAGTATGATATGGATCTTGTCCAATAATAACTACTTTCACCTTATCCGGTGGAGTTAATTCTAACGCTCTAAAAATCTAATCCTGCGGTGGGCATATTGTTTTTCCGTTTTCGCGCTCCAGTTTAGCGGAGGCCGCAAGACACTATGCTTTAAAGACCGCTTCTGGAGATATAGTTTCTACCCATTTCATAGAAAATCATTCCTTTTTTATTTTATTATATAATAATTTTCTATGAAAATCAACTCATAAATAAAAAAAGGCTTTAGAATAAAACAAATAATGAATTATTCTAAAGCCTTGTAATTATTCGGTTTCCTTTTCTTCGCTTGAAGATGGTTGAGGATTAATTCGAGAAATTAATTCTTCTACACTTGGACCAGCTTGGTATAATGGTATAGGATTTTTTGTATTTAATTCTCCAGGTATTATATAATTCATTTCATGTTTTGTTATTTCTTTATTATGTTGTAATTCATATTCTTCTGGTTCTTCAGTAGAAGATTCAGTAAGTAAAAAATCTTCTCTCCAAACGCTTCCAACAGTATTATATACTAAAAACTAATCATATGGTAATGGATTAATTTTTTCAGTGTTATAATGTTCATATGGAAATTCACTAGAAGGTGTAAAAGTATATGGTAATTCTACAGGGGTCATATCACGTTCTTCTGACATAATATCCCTCCTTATCAAACATTATAATCTGCGTTGCCATCCTCTACTTCTTTTGGACATTCTTCATCATTAGGTAATGAATTTAATAAATCAGTCATCACTGTATCGTATTTTATCCCATCTTTTGTATTCTCTGCTCTTGCTTTTTTATAATAACAAGCCTAACTTACACCATACGCTCCCCATGCCACTGTTGGAAGAACAGATAGCCACATAAATGATGCATCAAATAGTTTAAATACACACAAGAATGCCAAAACCACAAAAGATAAAGTAATAATCCAAATCAAAATTGATTCTTGGATTAAAAGAGCTTTTGAAAATTCTTTCTTTTTTCTATCTTTTCTGCTAAATAATTTCATAATTTTATCCCTTCCATTTCTGCAACTATGATAGGGTTCTTACTCCAACAATTCCGTCTTGCTTTAATCCTGCTGATTTTTGAAACATTTTAACAGAAGTTTCAGTATTTGATCCAAAATCACCATCTACAAAACTTGACAATGTGCCTTTTCCGTATCCCATCTTATATAAAATATATTGAACATATTTTACATCTTCTCCCTTAGAGCCTTTGTTTAATGTTCTAGCAGGAACAGGATATGGATTTGAATTTTGTGAAGGTTTAGTTGAAGGTGAAGTATCTATACTATTATTTCCTTTAAAATAAAATAAAATATAGTTCTAAACAGTTCCCTTACCTGGTTTATTATATAAATGGTGGGCTTTGTCATACCAGCCAACAGAAGAACCACCATCAAGATTTAAAGCACCCTTTACACAATTTAATTGAACCATTTTATCTCTGGCTTTTATTGGCGTTAATGCGGCGGCTGTTCCATCTAAAGATTGATAAATTACTACATTGTTAGCATTATCAAGACCGACTAATGTACGACCGCGATTCCCGGATAATTCAGCATTCCAATTTACTGCTAATTTATAATTTAAGTTGGTTATTAAGCCATTTCCTGGAATATAATTTTCAGCTTTTCCTGCTTCAAGAGGGACATAACCCCACTTTATATCAGCACCGGTTGTCCAATAAAAACCTTCATTAGACCAAGCTGGCTGCGAAGCAATAATTACTCCGTTTGCTTTTATATTTTCACAAGGTTTCCAGGTACGCATATCGTATAGAACACCATTAATACCATAGTCTGCACCTGTTTCTTGCATTATAATATCTAAAGTTTTTGTTTTAGAAGTATTTGTATAGTATTGAATTTTTTCTATTTTAGATAATGGAATTTTGCGGCAAATGTATCCAGTTCCAAAGTCTATATCTCCTGGCACAGCTGCACTATATTTTTTCCAAGCTTCATCTGCTCCAAGACCACCGGCAGCTTTAGTAGAATTTGGTCCCCATTGACCATCCGCAGTTGTATTGTAATATGCTTGCATTGCTTTGATCTATGTTTTTGTTAATGATCCATTATTAATTGTTGATATTGGAGTTATTACTCCGTCTTCTTTCCAGCCTAAAACCATAGCAGTATGTCCACCATTTGTTATAGGATTATGACGGACCAATACATCACCTCGTTGTAAATAAGTAGATTGATTTAAATATTTAGGATCTGTGAGTTTAATAAAATCTCCAGTCTTCATAAATAAATCCACTTGATTTCCGGTGTAACAACAATTACCATAGACTCTCTATACATTAGAACCAGCAATTTTTGCGCAAGTCCCCATAAAAGCGGAACAGTCTGTTTCGCATTTAGTAGTCAGTTTTTTATAATCCCAATTTAACTTTTCTAATTCATTATAAAGAGTATTTCTTTGACTTTGATCGTATCCCACTAAATTACTAGCACATATCCATTCGCAAGCAGCGGCCATTTTTTCTGCTATTATTGGTGATTTTGGACGTAATACAAAATTCCATCCACTTCCACTTGAATACCATTTCTATATACATACTTCTCTTCCGGTCTAATCGCCAGCCGCACCACCAGAAGCACCGCCTTTTTCATCTCCATTGGCGTGGCCTATCATTAATACTTTAGCCATATGTAATCCCTCCTAATAAAAAATGTAAGGTATCTAATTGATACCTTACATTTTATTCGCTATTTCTGCAATTTTACTTCTGTGAATTGTTTTAAGTTCAACCTCGCCATATATATCATACCCTCTAAATACCTAAGAGGCTCGACGCATACCATTATTAAAGCCCTCATAGTCAACTAGGTCAACTTGGCTCTTGGTATCACCATCAAGGATGATAATTGAATCTTCACCAACTCTTTGCAGAGCGAGTTTTAACAATTCAACGTCGAGATTTTGCGCTTCTGTAATATAAATACCAGCATTCATTCCAGAAGTATCATAGCCTCTAACATCACTCATTGGAAGTAAAAGCAGTTTTTCACTATCAATCAACTACTCAACGGCAAGTTTTCCGCCGAGTTTACTTGCTAAAAAGTTTCCAATTTGTGAATCCATAAGTTTTTCGTCTCTTGAGCCAGGATAAAATCCCAGTTTAGCAGCGTTTTTAGTTGCGACAGTATTACAAAATACTATAATTTTATCAATTTTTCCTCTATCCAATAGAGAGAATAAATACCCGATTGCAAGATGCGATTTACCTGCGCCCGCAGGTCCTTTAATCATCGTAATCTTATTATTCATAAGACTATCCGCAACCATAGCCTGGTAAATATCGCCTTTGTATGGCTTTACTTCTCCTAATTGTTTAGAGATAAAACTTTTATATTTTAGCTGACGAAATACTTCGCCAGTCCAAAGTAGAGTATCAACTCTTTCTCTGGATTTTTTATCATATATATTAACATATTCGTTAATATTTAATTCTCCACCATAGTCTTGTGGATTGGAATAGAAGTATGCCATTTCATTTTCATCAAGATATAGCTCTTTATATCCAACATAGTCATCAGTTTCTGTCTTCACACTATCAACTTGATAACCAAAGAAGATTTTAGCAATCTTTTTTAAAGCTAAATCATTCGTATAAAAGATTGAATTTTCACCTTGATGTGTATTAGCATAGTCATAAGCTGCGGCTAAGATTTTAGCATCATCGTTTATTTCTAAATCATACTTCTCCAGCCATTGATTCATTTGTGGACGATATATATAACACTCATAAGCGTCGGGATTTTCGTCCAGTAAGTGAAGCAACTGACGAGCCGCATACTTAATATTGGCATCTTTATTCGCAGAAGTTTTAATTCGTTCTAACTCTTTAAGAGTAATCGATGTAATTACAACATTTACATCATTTTCGAATAGATTGTCGCCAACTAATAATAAACTGCTAGTATCATAAATCTTAGTCATCATCATATTCTTCTTCCTCTACTTCATCATCTTGAATAAAGAATCCGATTGCGCGAGACTTTTCGCCAGTTTCTTCTTCAAGAGATTTTTTTAGTTTACTTGCTTTCACCGAATCTTCGGTGATCTTTACTGCCATTTTACCTTGTAATTTCTAAAACCAAATTGTTAAGGTATTAGATACATTATCAAGTAATGGCACTCCCCAGGCGCAAAAAGCGTACCCAGCGAGAAATACTAATAGAATAGTAATAAGAATCACCCTTTCCATTCTTTAGTTCAAAATATATGAAAAAACGAATGGATTTATTGGTTAGAATCGGCCTTTCTATTATGTCTTATTTTTTTGTAAAACTCTGCTTTATTTTCCATATATTGTTTTAAATTTGTTTTTTCTTTAGAAATCATATTTTTTGTAATGCGGATATCGTCATTTCTTTGTTGGATTTGACGAAACAACATTTGTGCCATATATGATTCTGGCTCATAGTATTTACTTTGATTTATAGTATAAAAATATTTATTTAAGCCAGAAAGCTCTGATTTTAATTCAACTAAATGATCTTCTAATGCATGAATAACGGCTCTATGATAAGCAATTTCACATCCTGTTTTTTCACTCATCATATCGCGGTCTTCATCACGACACTATGCTGTTCCAACATATGTCTTATTTTTTGTAGTTAGAACACATAATGAAGAACCTTTTTCTGGATTAAAAAAGAACTTAGGTTCTGTCAATTATTTCAGCCCCCCCTTAGAGTTTATATACTAATTGATAAAATTCAAAAATTAGCGATACAGCAAAACCATTTGTTACATAATAAGTTCCATTATGGTATGTAAGATTAACATAAGAGTATGAACTACCTTCTATTTGACGGAATGAAAAACCTGCCTACCAATCACTTGGTGTAAGTTTAACTTCATTATTTGGCATAGATGTTCCATAAATAATTCTACAAAAATGCCAAGTTGTCGGTAGAGTAAGTGGAATCATACTAGAAGGAACATCCTTCACGACGCTTATCGTTTTTACTAATTTTTCATATATCATTAATTGACTCATCTCCAAATCTATTTTATCTAAAATTGCATTCATTGCTGATGCAGTTATTACTGTTCCCTAATCAACTTTAGGAATTGAAAAATTCGTTGTAGTTGCCATATAATAAAATTCCTTTCTACATATTTTTCATATAATAATTATAGCAAAAATTTTTAGGAAACGCAACCAATCCGTCTATTTGCTAAAAAAATTTGCTAGGGCCTGGGCGCGGCGAACTTCGGCCGTTTTCGGATACAAAGAAGGGTATAGACGCCTTTTAGGCGTCTATACCCAAGTGATAATGATCTATTTCTTTTACAATGAACTGTTCTTGTAATAATTCTTCTATGCTTTTCCATTCTCTCATATTTTTCTTTTGTGAGTATGGAATTCTATATAATTTTATATTATATTCCAAACAATATTTATTTTTTAAACAATCTCTATTGTAATTATCTATAGAAAAATATCTATTAAATTTATAATGCTAATCACCTATAATATGAAAAATGGGCGAAGCATTTTATAACGCTTCGCCCATAAAAATTTTAAGTTTTATCTACGGCTTTGCCACCAAGATATCCAGCAAGAAGAGTATTCAAATCTAATCCAGTAGATTCTTTAACTCCTTCAAAAATCTGGCTCGTGTTGGTAATAATATCGCCAACAAGTTTAGTAGAACCGCCCTCTCCATACATTGTGATTTTATCTACATTTGCAAGAGGAGCCGCAACATTTTCTGCAATTTTTGGCAATGCATTCATTACCATTTCAATCACAGATGCATCAGACATCTTCTTCTGAGCTTCGGCCTTCTTTTCAATACCGATAGCTTCAGCTTCACCCTTCATACGAATTGCTTCAGCTTCGGCTTCGCCCTTCGCGCGAATAGCTTCCGCCTCAGCCATCGCCGCATACTTATCAGCATCTGCCTGCAACTTACGTGCTTCCGCTTCAAGCTCGGTCGCACGCTTCGCAGCCTCAGACTTCTTCACCTGCTCGTAAGCGCGAGCTTCAGCCTCTCTCTGCTGTTGAATCATCTTCGCTTCAGCGGCCTTCTCCTGAGCGTACTTGTCAGCATCAGCCTGCTTGCGCACGAGCGCAGTCAGCTCATACTCTTTCAGCTCAACTTCCTTCTGGCGCAGTTCAGCTTCCTTGGCAGCCTTGGCGATGTTGGCCTCGGTCTCGGCAACGTCCTTCAGCTTACGCTGATTCTCGGCCTCAATGCTCTTGGCCGCTTCAGCACGAGCCTTCTCGGTATCCGCAGCCTTCTGGAGTTCAGCCTGGCGAATGGCGAGGTCGTTGTTTCTCTTGGCGATTTCCTCAGCAGCCTTGACTTTAGCGTCATTTGCCTGCTTTGCGTTCTCGGCCTTGGCGACCTCAACCTCACGCTCCGCATTGGAACGGGCGATGGCAGCGTTCTTGGAAATCTGCGCCACGTTGTCAATACCCAGGTTGGTGATAACATCGTTGTCATCAACGAAGTTCTGCACGTTGAAGGTAATCAGTTCAAGACCATATCTGGCAAGGTCGGGAACAGCGTTCTCCTGCACCTTTTCAGAGAAACTCTTGCGGTCGCCAATCATTTCGGTCAGCTTCATCTGGCCGACGATTTCACGGATATTACCTTCCAGGAGGTCGTTAATCTTTCGCGCAATTTCATCTCGTCCCACATTGAGGAAGTTCTGTGCAGCCAGCGCAATCATTTCATCGGTACGGCCCACGCGCACGGAGACTGTGGAGTCAACTCTCACGTTGATATACTCTGCGGTAGGAACGGCGGAACCAGTCTTAACATCAATCTGAATTGCGCCAAGAGAGAGCTTATCAATTCGCTCGAAGAAAGGTACTTTAATGCCGGCCTTACCAATCAAAATTCTTGGCTTTTTATGGAGACCGGAAATGATGTAGGCCATATCAGGCGGAGCCTTAACATAACCACTACAGAGAACGGCGATTACCACAATGGCAATCAGAATGAACGGAAGGTACGGCAAAATAGCACTTAACATCTTCTTTTCTCCTTTTATATTTAATTTTAATTATTGATTAAAGTATTTACATATTCATGTACTAATGCTTCAAGATCATTACAACCTAATTTATCCATAATATCCACCATCTGGTGGATCACGCTTAAAATTGAGTCCGTGTGGGCAACTTGGGGGATTCCATGGGGTTGGCCCAGGACATTCGTTTCCTTGCCAAACGCATTTGTCGCAATTCTATAATTTATATAATTGCATTGCTTGTTTGACGGAAAGAATAGCCTATCTGTTATCTTCTGCCGGGCTGCTTGCCACGACAGGTTTTTTCTACTCTTCTTCGCTCGATTCATCGAGGAACTCCTTACATTCGTCCACCTTGGCATACATTTCGCCAATGATATTCTCCAGCTTCACGGGAAAACAGTCATGCGAATCTACACCAACGTGATAAAGATATGGCATATCCATATAGAAGTTGCTCTTCTGGTGAGTATGGCCGAACAGGTTGAGAGTCATCTGTTTCAGACTTTCCTTCTCCAGATTGCCAGTCAGCGTGGGATAATGGCTCATATAGAAGTTGTGCTTTCTGAACTTGAGCAGAATGACGTTGTTTTGCTCTACGACATTCGGCAAAGTCGCATATGCGGCCCATCGGCTGTCGGTATCGTGGTTACCACGAACAATGTGCAGTTTACCATTGAGCGCTCTCAAGCACTCAAGACCCTTAGCGGAATCGCCCAGGATAAGGTCACCGAGGACATACACATCATCGTCGGGATCGACAACAAAGTTATGCGCCTTGATAATCTTATCATTCATGGCGTCAACAGAGCTGAAACCGCGGGCTTTCCAGATGAACTCGCGATCATGGCCGAAGTGCCAATCGCTTGTTACCCATGTGGCTGCCATACGGATATCTCCTTTCCATCTTCAAAGATATACTTGATTTCTCGGTACTTATAAGGCTCGTGCGCAGGGTCGGTGAGTTGCTCGCTCATGCGGTAGATAGCAGACTCGGGAACACGCGCACGCCCCTCACGCTGTGCATTGCGTTCAAGACAAGTACCAAGAGAAGTCTTAAACACATAAACATCAATGTCGATGTTGTCCTTATCGTGGATGCGCTCAAGCAACTTGCGGCGAGAGGCATGGTTGATGTGGGTTGCATCAGCGAAGACACGCTTACCGGCGTTGAGTTCATCTTCAATTTTTGCCACGAACTTGTCAAAGACTTCGGTTTCGTGGGAGAAGTACTCTTCATCATCGCCGATAATGGAGAATCGTACCTCGTCGCGGGAAACGTAGGAATCGCCTTCGCGCAGGTGATTCTTCACCCAGTAAGACTTACCCGCGCCTGGAATTCCCGACAAAAGCACGAGATTCTTCTGCTTCATCCTTATACACCCCATTCTGAAAATCTTCTTTGAATTGTTCTTCTTCGTCTCGGTTTTTGATTTCAATATGATTTACTTCCACTTTACAATAGGGGCAATACAACTTTTTACGATGTAATGCTCCGTGCTGGAAGCCTGTTTTCCGCAAGAGCGGAATACCCTCACGGCCGCAGAGAAGGCAGTAAAATTTGTGTTCTTCACACGATGGAGATTTCGTTCTCTTGGCCATCTTAATCCTCCTTCTTCGTCCGCACTCCGCGACCGGGGAGCAGAATATGAAGGAGAATCATGAGGCCGTAAAACTGCCAGAAAGTCAGCGCGGGGAGACCAAAGACCTTAACCATGATTGCACCCCACAAGGCGACACCAATCCAGGCCCCAAGCAGAGCGAGTATCAGTGCAACTAGCAGGATGACGATAACGGCACCCACATCTTCCCAATCGTAGGAACTCATTTCGGATACAACCCCTTTCTTTATTTTCTATATATATTATAATATATTTTTATAAAAAAATCAAATTATTCTTCTATATCCGCGTCAAAAGGGATTGTCCGCCAGGAGTCCAGGTCAAGAAGAACGGTATGACCAGTCGCAAAAGAGCAACAGTCAATATCGATCTTCGTTCCATCTCCATAAAAGACGGCGCCATTATTTTCTATGTAATCATATTGCGGGATTGCTTGCGTTTCACACTTGTCGGCATAGAAAGCTACCAGCTCACGATTACGCTGATCCATATCCATTAGTAGATATGGGGTAGGAGTATGACCGTGAACCACGATAAAATTACCGTGCTTATACTTGTCAGGAATCTTTTGGAGCAGGTGTTCTCTATTCCATACCATATCGTAAGTCCAAAAAGGTTCATTACCAGGAGTAAATCCAGCATGGCATAGACAGACTTCATATCCTTCTGCGTTAATATATGTTTCCTTAGTTGAAAGTTGATGAAGCACAGTCGTTATATCATAGTGCGCTCCGGCTTCTTCCCAAGCGGCGATAGTAGGAGCGCCTCCGTTCCACGCCCATAGATGATACTTTTCTCCCATATAGGTAGTATCATCGTATTGGATATGGCTCATTTCGCGAATTGCTTCTTCCATCATGAGTTCATGGTTACCCTTAATATAAGTAACACGGCTATCAGACAGAAGTTCTTTCATTATTTCGTATCCATGGGGTCCTCTGTCAATTGCGTCTCCGAGGAAGTAGAGTCTGTCGTCTGATTGGAGATACTGCTTGATTTGCTCCCAGAGTCCCCATTGTCCATGGAGGTCGGCGCAGGCGTAGGTTCTACCCATAATGGATTCCTCCTTACTTCAATAATATAGTAGTTGATTCCTATCCTTCGCATGGAATCTTGAATTTGTAGATAGTCATCTGTATCATAGCCTTGAGGCGGATCTAAAAGGATCCACGGCATCTGAAGAGCAGGTTTTATATACCCGTGAATTTCATACTTTGCCATAATTATACGACATCTTGCGGCCGCAGTTAGGGCAATATTTTGAGCCAGACCAATGCATTGGATTTTCATTCTTTTTGCAGGAATCAAGGTTGTGATTTGGACACCAACAACTATTACAGACCCAGGCTCCAATACCCCAATCAATTCCATCTGGGTCCCAAACCCATTTAGCGGTATTGTCGTTCATCTTACTCTCCTTCCATAATTTTGATAGCTCTGTCAGCGAAATTTTCCATTTCTTCTTGGGAAATTTTCTTCCACTTCCAGCACCAGTTAATTCGATTGCAAATCCATTCAATGGAATAGGGGTGATAGGGCTTGCAATTTTCATAAGACCACAATGCTCTTTCAATTTGTGTACAATACTTATTCATTACAAAGCTCCTTTCACATTTTCTATATATATTGTATCATATTTTTTATAAAAATCAAATAAGCCCTCTAGAAACTAGAGGGCTTATAATTTTATTTATATTGTTTATTTAATTCTCCATGACAGATTCAATAGCAACATACCTGCCCTTTTTCATTCCATACCGCGCATTTTTCACGAATGCATGGTAGAAATTCTTCCTCCATCCACTCTGCTCTTGGAAGGTTTAGCATAACTTTTTCTCCTTCGATACGAGTAGTATAATCATTCTGATAGAAGACAGTCTTCTTGCGAAATGGGCATAGTTTTGGCTTTATCGGCTCAGGTTGACGAACTACCGTGGTCTGGTCAACTGGAATATATGGAGGATTTCCAGTGCCATTCTCTTGGAACATCCGAAAGATTGCGTCCATCGGATCTTCTCTGAAGGTAGGAGCAGGCGGAATTTCATACTGCTCCTCTTTTGAGGTTATAAGCGTATCTGGATTATACATTAGATTCACCATCCATCTTTGCTCCACAATGAGGGCAATAATGTGCGCTAATAGGATGTGGAATATCATTTGATATACCACATATAGAGCATGTTGCTGCAAAAGAACTTGGACTTGTCATATAGACATCATGCCATTTACCATGAATTATCGGCGCTACATCCGTGGCGGACAATGCTTTTACTTGCTCAATAATGTCATTCAATATCTGCTCAGTTTCATCAGAGCAAGCGCAGAACTCACCAAAGACAATATCAAAGATACTGTCTTTGGTTACATATTCAGGTGTCATCTTGAACCTCCACTTCATCTTCGTGTGCGGCCCAAGCACCAGCACCTTGCTGTACGACTACAGTACCTGTGATTGGATTATATGAAATAACTCTACCGCATTTCCACCATCGGTATCTTTTATGAATAACGCTGGCTCTTACACAGAGTTCTTTACTCATTTTGAGCCTCCTCAACAAGATCATCTTGATGCTTCATCAAGAACTCTCTGGAGACATTCTTGAAACTCAAATCGCAGGTAGGATCACGCAGGACAATACCCTCACGCAGAACCTTAGGATTCACTACGGACTTGGCAGTTGCCATAACCTTGAACTCCTCCATATCCTTTGGCATAATGAAGTTGGTGTCAAGGATAGGAACCCACTTCATGCCCCACTTCTCGACAATCTCCTTGCCTACGATAGAAGAGATACGGCCCTGCTTGGAGTCGATGAAGTTGAAAATATAGAGATCGTCCTCAGCGAGTTTCAGAGGATTACCCTGAACGCTACCAACGCTCTCGCCCTGTAGGCAGACATACTCGAGGTCAAGGTTAGCCTCAAGGTACTCGCGCAGATACTTCTCTATATCATACTTCTTAGCCATAGCCCAATAGATATTGTAGTCGTGGTAGCAGTTTTGATCGTCCTTCAACTGCCGCACATTACGAGAAGTGACCCAGAACTCATACTTATTTCTCTTAGTACGCTCGAGAATATAAGTAGAACTGGTTCCATCGAGTTTCTCAGTTACGATAAGCGGCTTATCATAACCGAGCAGCCAAGGTAGAGCCTCAATACGAGTTTCGTCGGTCTTATGGACGAAAGCGAACTTGGTAGGAAACGCCTTCGGCTTATCCTTCTTCTTACCGAAGAAGATAAATAGCATCTTACGGCCCCAGTTTCTCTTCATCAACCAGCGGAAAGGCTGATGCTTGAAAAGATTCTTATGCCGCATAGCCATAGACTGGTACTTTACAGACGCAGGAATCTTATTTGCCTTACGAATATTATCCTCTTGGACGTAGTAAGTGATGCCGAGTTCCTTGGTTACATCCTCACCGATCTCGTAGTTCTTATTCTTGAGAATAGAGATAGGCAAGATCAATCCCTGAGAATACTGGCCGCGCAACTTGATTGTGCGAACACGGAACTTGCGATCGCGGAGGAACTCGAACTCCGGACGCTCAGGGACTTTGCTATCGATCTCGATATAAACGACCTTATCGCCAACCTGAAAATTATCAGCCTTAGCGATTACAACTCTCCAGCCGAGAACAGTGGCAACCTCGATCTTATCTGCATCGGGGATGGGCTGAATATCCACAATTTGCTCTACGTGAGCCAAAGAACGTTCGCTCATTTTTATTACTTCCTCCTTAAATCATTACTTTTTTCCAAACTCTATCAAGATAAATAGAGCCGGTTTCGATTGCCTTTAAGCATCTTTTTTCCATAGTTTGAGGTTTTGCTTCGGGATGATTCTTATGAACCTTACTGATGCAGAAGTCAAAAGCCGCACGATAGTTAGTGAACTTTTTGGGCTTTGCTTCCGGATTCTGCACAGAATAGGCTTCAATGTAATAGTTGCCTTTAATATGGCACTCTTTGATGGGCTTTGGCTCGGCGGTCTTAGGCGTTTGGGTGAGTTCCGGAAACAGCACTTCCGTTAAGGGCGTTGCAGTTTCCAGATGCTTCATCAGCTTGCGAAGCATAATTGCATCGTCCAACGGGTCATGCGTCTGTTCGGGATAGTCAGGCTCAAAAAACTTCAGAGCCTTATAGAGACCAATCGCTTTGCAATGAAAATACTTCTTGACAACACGAGTGTCATCAACCAGGGATTCAGCGAGAACCGTAACGAAATTGCTGATATATGGATCTTCGATTTTGGCAGCGGTATTCATCAGAAAGACAGGGTCACTATTGCCATAGCAATGATAGAAGATAGGCGTCTCAGCCTCAGCTGTCATTTCCTTCATCCAGTTATACAGGTCGGTGAAAGCTTCTTCGGCCTTGGGCGCATTTTGCACCATCTCCTTGGTGATTCCAGTCAACTGCGTAATGAATGGTGTCAGCTTATCGCCTTTATGCAGGCCGACAAGGCAATCGAAGTCGCCAAATTCACAGGTGGCACCGATTGCTAAAACCCTTTCAGAAAACTGTGTTGCTTCAAAATCAAAGTAAATATCCATATTTATCAACCCTTTCATCTTTATCTTACATATATATTATAATATATTTTTTATAAAAAATCAAGGGGAGATTATTTATCTCCCCTATGTTTATACTATTTTTCTATAATAAAAGCGCCAATAGCCATTCCCGCAAAGAAGACAACTAAAATGCCGCAGGCTGCCGCAAAATAGAGATATACATTCATTTCTTTTTTTCTCCATTATTACGACGAATTTGCATAAGTAATCCGCCGAGTTTATTATAACTCGTCTTGTATTGACAGTTAGGACAACGACAATCGCCCCAAAAATTATCATGCCAACTATTGCCCTCGACCAGTTGTTTATTGCCAGTTTCTAAAAGTTGAGATAACAATTCTGGATCTTTAAATTTTTCTTGTAATGCCTCATACATCACAGATATTTTTACGTTTTCCCAATCGGGACGTAAATCAACTGCCCTACCTGCGCGTTTCGCCATACCGGGGGTTCGAGCCGCCGCAATTTTTGCACGTTCGTCAAGGTCTAATACCTTATGAGCTTGGAAATAATGCTCTACTGTTGGATATTCAATACCATCATCTACGCCAACAATAGGGCTTGGATAGAAGTTTGATAAGAAAAAATAATCTCCATCAAAGCTATCTATGGTTGGAAAATGGATTTTACTAATAGCTGCCATTTAGATATTCCTCCCTTGTTTCTAATAGTTCATCAGATGCATAAAACATGGGAGATTTAACAAGCCACCAATCAAGCTCTTCCCCGTTTTTATACCTCTTCCATCTTTCCCAGATGGTTTCTAATTCTTCTGTATCTTTAAAAAACTGCTCCACTCCTGGACGTTCAATGCGATCAGCATGATAATGGCCGAAGCACCAAATCTTCCAATCAAAGCATTTGGCAATTTCTTCCAAAAACAGTTCCATAGACTTATCAACTCTCTTTTGGTCAATAAAGTCAAGAAAAAGATCTGAAGGCTCCCAGCAGATTGGACAAGTATGAGTGAAGACGAAATCAACTTCTGCGTTTGTCAAATCTGCAGTTGCTTTAACCATCTCTTCGTCAGTTAATTGCTCGTCTGCATACCAGATAGAACCTCTATCAAGTCTAAACCACTTATCAACGGAATACGCACCGCCGATAATGGCGACTTCGTGCTGGCCCATCCTATAAATTCCCCAGTCTTTGAGAAATCTAATATTGGGCCACTTCTCCTGCATATAGACTTCGCCGCAAATATCATAGTCATAAATAAGTTTCATACCAGGAACATTCTGCGGCCGAGCCTCATGGTTGCCACGGAGACAGTAGATGCGAAATTTATAACGTTTAGATAGGAAGTTCTTTACCTGGGCATCGTGCTCGTCCAATGTCCAGTTAAGACCAGCATCGCCAAGAATGACGACGGCAGTATTTTCATCATTTTGGATTTCTTTATCGTAATTCTTAAAACGTGTGAAATCACCATGCGTATCGCCAGTAATTAGATAGCGTTTAATCAAAATACATGACCCCCGTTGATTAATTAATAAGATCATTAAGAGTTAATTGATTTAAGTCATAAGTATATGGAATGCGTAATAATTTTATGTTATGTTCTTTACAATATTTTGTTTTTAACGCATCCAGTTCCTAGCGATATTGTAATGCTTCTTCTCCACCCCAGATATCAACAGCCTTATAATGCTATTCGCCATCATATTCTATTAATTCTAAAAGTTTATTATCATCATTAAAAATAGCAAAATCAAATCTAGGAATACCATGTTTAGGTGTGTAAAAATCTTTAATACTGTATTCTTTTTGATATTTGATATTATTTTCTTTTAATAATTTCTCAATATATTCTTCTGCAAAACTTGTTTTGATACATCCGCAGGATTTTGTTGCTCCGGTTTTTAAAAAGGAACCTCTGATGATAACATTATTTCCGCAATCACATTTACAATTCCAATAAGTTGCTTTCTTTTTAGTGGATTCGTTTTCATTAAAAGATAAAACAACAAGTTTACCAAAACGCTATCCTACAAGATCTTTAAGATTTGCTTCTCGGCTTCTATCTCTAATAAGACAGCCACAACTCTAAACAGAGCCATTGCGTAAATCTCCACCAGTTACTATAACAGTACTGCCGCATTCGCATTGACATTTCCAAAGAGCTCCTCTTGTACCCTGTGTTTCGGCTCTGCTAATTACAGTTAAACGTCCATATTTATGTCCAATTTCATTTTTTACACTATGCTAGCCATAAAGACAGCCGCAACTATTTACATCTCCGCTGCGTAAATCAGCTCCACGAACAATTTTACTATTACCACAGTCGCATTTGCAAAGCCAGTATGCTCCTTTAGGACGTCCTTCGGGTTTAGGGGCTCTTTCTACCACTACAAGTTTTCCATATCTATTACCAATTTCATTTTTCATATATCAAACCTTCTTTCATTTATATATGAAAAATATTTTATATAAAAGTTTAGGTTTTGTCCAAAGAAAATTCTATATTTTTATTTTCTGCTGAAAAATCTTTTTCAATAGAGATTTTCATAATATTGTATCCTACATCTTCTAATAGATCTTCCACAGAAGTATCTATTGAATCATTTTTATGTTTCTCACAATAATCATCACAAAGCTCTTTAATTTTATTATAATTACAATTTGCCACTTCACGAGCTTCGTCAAGATTATAATAACCAAGTTTTACATTTTGTAAATAATCTGCTTGTGTCGTAAGTAGGCATTCTTCAAAAGACATTCCATTAATGTATTTATTTAAAAATTCTTGGATTCTTAATAGATGATGTAATTGTTTTGGATCATAAGAAAATTTATTTATCCACTCCATTCGAGAAGGATAATGATGTTCCATGGCAAAAAATTTTTCTGAGGCAACTCCCATCATTGATTTCACACATCGAATCTTATTGTAGTGTGTGATTGCTTCTCTATGTTCAATCAATCTGCGCCATTCTTTAGCAAAATTTTCATTTGGATAAATAGCATATTTAGTAAATAAAATCTCAAGGAAATTTAAATTTTGTTTTTTAAATGTTTCTAAATAAGCGCGGATATCTTTGAGGTCGATATGTTCATCGTTTTCTCTGACGTGAGTGGTGCTTAGAGGCTTTCGCGCAAGTGCAATTTCCTTAAAAGTAGGAGTTGTAATGCACTTTGTGTCAATGTCGGAACCTTCATAGTCCAAACCGTAATTTTGTGATCCTTGCAGGAAGACACCAACAATGTGCTTTTCGGGAATAAGGGTTTTAGCTTCTTCAAAATGCTCTACAACCCTCGCCATAATCCATTTATCAGAATGGTAGTTCATATATTATCACTTTCTTTCACAAAGAGTATAGTAAAGAAAGATGCTCGTCAGAGCAACCTCTTCCAAAACTGTCATTTTGCCTGCCCTCCTCTTATCATAAAGTTAATAAGGTCAGCCGCATTGTCCATATTGTCAATAATCTCTTGATTACGACGGACAGCTTCAGCCTGTTCCTTTTGGAGAGCTTCAACTCTCTTGGCAGATTCCTGGCGAACAGCTTCTGCCAAAACCAGAATTTCTTGCGAGTTCTGGTAATCCTCACCTTTCTTTTCGGCTTTGCGTATAAATCGAATATATTTCCAGAAATCTCTGCGAGTGAGGAATTTGATATAGTGGTATTTAGGCTCAGTAATCTTCCTTTGAGTATAATAAGAAGTATGAGTTGTTTCTATGGTATATACTGGCAGATGATATTTTCTTTTGCCACTGTTATAATTAGAATTGACTAAATCAGTCCAGTGAGCCGGGTCAGCATTGTAGAAAGTTAGCCACTGGTCAAAGGAGAGAAAAGTCACTCTATCTTGGCACAGTTCTAATTTTTCATCTGCTATGCCAAAATTAGCCTTTTTATGATTTCTGTACATCCCCATTAAACAGTTTCTCCTTTCCATAATCCGTCAGCCAATAGGCCATCTTACCACTTGCAGGATCAGTAGACTTACCAGCATAGCCGGCCGCAACCAGAGGACGCAGCACTCCGGACGCGGTCTGAGGAGTAATATCTACGCCAAACATACGATGCGCGAAGCCCTTAATCTGGAAACCAGTCAGGCAGGAATGCTCCTTGAGAACACCAATCACAGCTTCTTTGTTAGTCATTTTTTATTCCTCCTCATAAAGTTCGGGATATATTTCATGCCAACGTTCAAACCAGCGACTGGCGGCATGGCACCAGAAGCGGTCGCCTGTTTCGTCTTCTGCGACGATACCTATGTCAAGGTCATCCATACGGACCTGATGACCTTTCAGTTTAAACCAGCCAAGAACCATGATTTTTTGGTCTTTTGCATCAGCCGCCATACGATATGGATCTATGTCAATCCAACCATTCCACATTTCGTGGTAAGCATCGCCCTCATCGTACATTTCATGGTCCATCGCCAAGGCGATTTCTCTTGCCATATTGAAGTCTCGGGCGTGAATTTCAGCCTCGGTCAGACCAATATCAACACCATAATCCGCTTCTGTTAGCGGCTCAGGCATTTTTGTCCAGCTATTCATAACTTCAATATTGTCATCTTCAATTTTGAGAACTGTATATTCCGGCCCCATCATGGTTCCGGTGGGAGTATGATGTTTAGCGACAATTACATCGCCAATCTTTAGCTGGTCAAGCGGTATTCTCTTATTATCATTCCATCGTCTCATTGTTATCAACTCCTCTTATTTTCTATATATATTATATAATAATTTTTTATAAAAATCAAGGGAGAAGGTTTTATCCTTCTCCCTTAACCTCTATAATACGATTGAGCGACATTTTGACTTGGTATTTATTACCGACTTCCAGCTGCTCCCAAATTTCTTGAGAATTGGCGATAGCAGTTTTCTCTTTATCCTTCTTATTAAGATAGGTTACAGAGTATTTTTCACGCCGTCCGCCCTCTCTCTGGTCGCCAACGAAAGTATAGGAACCCCAATAAGGCTCAACGGTATCATCGCCAGAAGAGGTAACAGTATAGGAGTAGATGTAACGCCATACTGTGTAATAGTATTTCGTGCGATAAACAGGCTCATCGCGATAAACGGGCTCTTCGTGAGTTTCGGTATAATATTCAGTACGATAACGCGGAGTTTTATTTTCAATACGCTCACTAAAACCGTTTCCCAAATCTCTGTAAGTATAACTTACATCATAACCATCTTGTACCTGCCGAGATTTCTGTTCGGTAACGGTTTTATAGTGGTCAAGAACTTTATCATAATGGTGAATTTCTTGTCGTGTATAAAGAACTTCAACAGCGTCCGCAGGAACCGACCAATCATCTTCTTGAACCAGAGTGTTGGTTTCAATGTCAATTTCTCTCTGCCAATCAAGCGCGCTTACCGTAATGTTTTTATATCTCGGTATCGCCGCGATGCCTGTGATGATAAGTGCGAGGAGCAGAAGGACTGCGGCCGCACGCTTCCAGGTAAAGTGAAACTTTCTTCTGGACTTCTTTTCCACCTGCGGCTTAGGCGGTTCATATCTTTTATAAGTTTGTGGAACACTAATTTTTACGGGCGTATACTGTCTGGGAGTGTATTCCTGTTCAATGAAAGTAGGTTCTGTGAACTCATCTTCATCTTCCAGATTCTCACTTGCCGTGTAGTTCTCAAATTTTTCTGGAGAGTTTTGAATATCGAAATAATTCTTTGAGCCTCTCTCTGCGCCACAGCATTCGCAGTTGTTCACACTATGGCGATTGTAGGAATTGCAGTAGGGGCAGTACCAATCCGGCCCCTGTTCAATGGGCTCTTTATACTCGGTGATTTCGTCGGGAAGATAGAACTTGACACTCTCATCACGAGTTTTACCGCAGTTAGGACAGACATAATCCCTACCGCGATTGCCTTTAGTTCCACAGTATTGACAATCCCAAAGATTCTCTACGATGTAGCTCATGGTAATCCCCTTTCATCTTTATATATATATTATAATATATTTTTTATAAAAAATCAAAAATAGCGTTTGGGCCAACGCTATTAAGACAAAAAAATCAATTTTTATAATATAATGAAGGGATGTGAATGAAAAATGCCTAGTTTTATTGATTTAACTGGATAGAATTTTGGAAAATTAACTGTGATAAAAAAAGCCGAAGGAAACTATTCTCGTATTCATTGGGAATGTAAATGTAATTGTGGAAATCCTGAAACTATAATTGTTAGTGGCTAGCATTTACGGTCAGGGCATACGAAATCTTGTGGCTGCTTATAGCGTGCGGCCGCAAGAAATACTAATTTTATTGATATTACCAATCAGCGTTTTGGAAAACTTATCGCCTTAGAAAATATTGGTTCTAATAAATAGGGTTAGGCTTTATGGAAATGCAAATGTGATTGTGGAAATATAATTACTGTAAAAGGAATAGATTTACGTTTTGGCCACACTACTAGTTGCGGATGTAGAATTTCTTTTGGTGAGGAAAAAATTAATAAAATTTTGTTAGCTAATAATATTAATTTTATTACTCAAAAAACTTTTGAAGATTGTCGTTTTCCAGATTCTTTTGCTTTAGCTCGATTTGATTTTTTTATAAATAATTCTTTTTTAATAGAGTATGATGGTATTTAGCATTTTCAAAAATTTAATACGTCTTGGGATAAGCAAGAACGCTTTGAGAAAAGATTAGAGCATGATTAGTATAAAACAAAATGGTGCGAAGAAAATAATATTCCTTTAATTCGCATTCCATATACTCATTTACAAGATCTATGTATTGATGATTTATTATTGGAAACAACAAAATACCGAGTGGTATAAATGCCACTCGGTATTTTTTATTTTATTCTGCTTTTAGTTTATCCAGTAGGGTTTCGATAGGAAGGCCGCGAAGCAGCTTATTTACAGTATCACTTACAGATTCATCATTGGCAATGGAGTAAGGACTGACGCTTGCCGCAATCGCTTTAGCGAGATCCGCATTTGCATTAGAGCTCATACTCTCGATAAGACCAGGAGCGATAGACTTCATGATCTGCTCGACGGTATCGGCATATGCCTTCTTCTTTGCCTTCTCAATGTCAGCTAGCGCATTCTTGTAAGCCAGTTCCTGCTCGAGGTCCTTAGCCTTGCGCGCACGCTCGGCTTCGGCAATAGCGTCAATCATAACCTGGAGGTCCTGCTCTGCTTTCTTAGCGGCTTCAGATTCAGCTTCCTTCAGACGATTTACCTCGCTTTGGATAGCCAGCTTGCGCACAGCCTCCTCGCGCTGGAGATTCATCTTGTCAATGAGCTTCTGGCTCTCAACTTCGTTCTCCTTCTTCTCTGCGATAGCGAGCTGCTCAGCAACCTGAACACGCTTATCGGCAGTAGAGAGTTCAAGAGAACGCTCAACGATATCACGCTGATGATTGATAAGCATCTCGGCAATGTCGCGCTCAACATCAATGGAGAGAACTTCGCAGTCAGAGACATACATACCGTTCTCCGGGAAGAAGCGACCAGGATGCTCGCCACCTTCGTCCTTTGCGACAGCGACATTGCGAATGATATCGACGTAGTTCTGGTAGAACTCTTCGATGGTGTAATTCTTGGCCGCACGCTTCATCAGAGAACGCTCACGGTCAGTCATAAACTTAATGTAGTTGTCTATGCTGAACCACTTATCAGAGTACTGCTTGTCAAAATCAACGCAGTAGGAAACCTTGACAGTGCAACGCACGAAGTCCTTAGTTTCAACATTGATAAGGTCGCTAACCTTGTTATTCTCATAACGAAGGAAACAGGTATGAATGAGATGGTCGGTAGTCTTGGGCTTGCCAGTGCTGAGCTGGAGCTCTTCCAGAGTCTGGTCGTAATCCAGCATGACGGTCTGCGGGCCGCAAATAACCTCACGAGTACCATCTTTACTGATAACATTGACAGCATAACCAGTCCATACATCAGTAGTTACAACGCCTTCATACTTAGTATCCAGCGTGATGGTACGAGGCTTGGTATAGGAAGTGCCGCGAGAGATGTTTGCCTTGGCCTCAAGATTTGCGAGAGTATCGCCAATACTATTGGAAGTGCTGTATGCGGTGAACTCGTCCATAGAGATAGTCTTGAGAGACTTTTCCAGAGTCTTTTCGGTAAGCTGCTCGTTGTACGCGAGAGCTTCGGCATTACCAGGATACATCAGTTCGCACTGGTGGCGAGACAGTTTACGCTTCACAACCACCTCATAACGAGGATCGGGAAGATACATCTGCGGACCTTTAACGGTCTTAATTTCGCCAGTAAGGCGATTCATAATGTAGCGACCCTCGCCCTCGGGAATTGCGATAGCGTGATGCATCATCTTACCATCATAAGTGATGATAGCATGCTCCGGACGGGGGTAATAAATCATCTGGTCATTACCAGTGATAAACAGCTCTTCGCCAACGGGATGAGTCTTATCACCCTCCGTATATTCAGCGATGACCTTAACATAGATACCACTGATGGGGGAGAGCTCAACAGCGCGGAACACGTATCCGCCCTTGGGGCTGGTCACGAAAGTCTCGGTAGGCTCAGGGAACACAACCTGCGGGCCGTGTACATAACGCTTGTTACCATCTTCGTCCTTGAGGATGCAGTATTCAAGACGCTCAAGGGTCACAGCCTCACGGATATAACCATTAGAGTCGTCATTGTTGATGGGGATGACTTCGATGCCGGTAGGCGGGATGTAGAAGGAAACCTCGGTACCCTTGATGACCAGAATCTGACCATTGACATAGGTGGCCTTGGTGTCAATTACATTACCCTCGGCATCACGCACTTCTCCGGAAGAGGAGCTTGCGGCCGCAGCCTCATAGACGCGCGCAAGGAGATACTGGTTGGTACGAAGAGCGTGACCACGAACCACTTTTGCCATCTGACCGGGGTAGAGAGCAAAGCTCACGGGACCGGTAATATTGATTTTCTTCCCCACTGCCATTCCTTCTGGAAGTGTATTTGAAGTTCCAGGATTAGGATGTTTGTTGTCTTTTGCAGGATTCTTCAAAATACAGTACCAGTTTTCTGGACAAATAGTAAGAATTTTAATAGCTTGTGCATAAGAACAGGGCTCAAATCTTTTGGTTTTAGTGTTAAAAGTAACCAGACTATCGCTCTGAGATAGGGACATTTTTGTCGGACCAACCAGACAGGAAATGAAACCTTTGGTTTGATCTAGGACGTAGGCATATTCGTTTGTGGATAGGACGAGATCTTTTTGTAAGGTATCTGACATAATATTATTCTCCTTTAATTAAAAATTTGTCATTAAATAATTTATCTAATGTAATTTTGCCTCTTTCCCAATATGGAATCCGCACCAGAGGTATTGAATGAGTTAATGCATAATTATTCTTTTCTTTATCTCTATTCTATATTTCTAAAAGCGAATCTTTCCAAAGCAAATTTTCTTTATAATGCTACTCTCCATCAAACTCAATCAAGCGAGTAATTGTATTATTTTCTACGATTGCGAAATCATATATGCGATTTACAAAATCTGGAAAACGATATTGAGGGATATATGGAATGTTATTCTAATCTAAAATTAATTTAATTTCTCTTTCACCTAGAGATTCGTGCTAACACCCGCAAGACTATGTGTGATAAGATTTTAAATCATGTGCAGTTACTTCTATTTTATTGCCACAATCACACTAACATAGCCAAGTAACTCTATTATTTTTCTTTTCAGATAATGAGATTACTGTTAATAATCCAAAACGCCTTCCAGCTAAATTTTCAGTTTTTAACTAACTAAGTTTTTCTTTTCTATAACATCCACAGCTGGATATTTCACCATTTCGCAAAGATAAACTTCTAACGCTAACAATATTTCCACAGTCGCACTGACAAACCCAATAACTACCTGTAGAAGTTTTACGAGAATTATCTTTATGTAAAACGGTTAAACGACCAAATTTCTATCCTGTTAAATCAATAAGTTTTGACATACCAATTCACTCCTTTTACTATTAATATTTCAAAATTGGTATGTATATATTTTATCTCTCTTGCCCCTTTTTTATTTTCTATATATATTATATATTATTTTTTTATAAAAATCAACATAGGGCATTTTTGATTAAACAATCTATTTGCTTTTTTATTTTCCTTAGAAAGAAAAAATGGGGAGTGATTTTTAATGTCTTTATATACTTGGTTATCAAGCGAAGGACGCTCACCTTTAGAAATTGATCGATTTGATTATTCTACACCTATGGGGGCAACTCCTCACACTATTATCAATTATAACTATAATGTCGTTTCAAATTATGACACAGATGAAATTAAAGATTACATTTAGACAATGATAAATGAAAAAACATAGAATTATTCTGATTAGATATACGAAATGGTTATGGAAAGACTTAACAATAATTTTGATACTGATGTTAGATAGATTATAGATGATGTGTTCAAAGAAATTTCGTTAGAGCAAATCGATGAATTCTTTTCAAGAGAGGGTGATTAAATGTCTTATAATCAAATACATTTGAATAGGGCTTCCGGAATTTATAGTTTCGTCGCTGATTCTGTTGAAGATATAAAGTTGCTGCCAACCTGGTGCGCTATGGGCAGTTCTTGTTATGTTATCAGCGAGTCTCGTGAATATATAAAGAACGGAAAAAGACAATGGGTATAGATGCAGTCTACCGCTTCATCAGATTCGCAAGGACAAACAAGTCCATCTGGCGGTGGAACATCTTATATTGTTGTAAATTCTTTACCAAACATTGGTGAAACAGGTATTATTTATTATGTTCCTAATAACCAGGATGAAAGTAATAATTTATATGATGAATATACTTATGTAAATGGTAATTGGGAAAAATTAGGCACTGTTGATGGTATAGATTTGGTCCCAATATCTAACGATTCTATTGACAGCTATTTTGAAAATAATTAAAAATAATATATTTTTATATTATTTATTTTTAATATTATGAAAGGAGAAAACTAAATATGAGTGTAAAACAATATTTAGATGCTGCTGGTGTTGAAAGATTAGTTAGAAATATTAATCTTCAACTTTCCCGCAAGGTCAGT